TCCGCCTGGTAGTGTTTCAACCTTACTGCCGCGGCCTTCAGCAGTTTGAGGAAAGAAGTAGTCTTCGTTGATTGATAGCGGGTTATAACTGCTGTCCACAACTGTTTGTCCACCACCTGTCTTGGATGGAATACGTCTTTGATGTATTTCCGTCTTAACACGCTCAACAAACTGCATTGCCAAGTGACTTGGCATGTTACCCACATCAACGTAGAATACTCTGCGCTCTGGCGCACGTTGGACACGATAGATAATAATCGCATCTTCTAATAATTCTTTTTGTTTGTAAACTTTGAAAATGCTTTCAAGCAAACTGTTGCCAAATGGATAGTTTTGATCAAGTCCTTCACTCATTGACAAATGAACCATATGATTGGCATCAACTGCTGTTTCGTTTGATTCGTTACCCCAACGACTTGTGCCTGCGTCTGGAGTTTTTCCTGTCATATATTTTTGATCAAGTGTTTGATAACCCGGTTGGTTACCTCCAGGACCATATGCGTTATTGGTATTGATTTTAGTTGCGCTTAATCCTTCATAAGCAATGTTTAAATCTTTGATTATAAATTGTTCTGGACGTTTGCCTTCACTTTCATTAACAATAATCTTTGTTACATTAGCAGGATCAACATGAAACCATTTTTTTGTTTCTGGGTCTCTAATAAAAAACTGGTCACCGTACTTGAAAGTATTTCTAATGATTTTAAAAATTCTTTTTTCAAACTCTTGTATTTTACACCATTGTTTTAAATATTGTCCAATGATTTGAACTTCAGAGTTAGTTGGAGAAGTATTAAATTTTATTTTAAAAGGAGTTTGATTTTCTTTGTTTTTTTGTGAACAAAACTCAGCAAGTATATCAAGTGCAGCATTAACTTCTGAATCGTTGTCCATGGTATTGTATTGACCGTAACGTTCAATACGGTTTGGTGAACCAACATAAACATCAGGCAAGTGGCTGCTATAGTTTGCTGCTGCTGGACCAACTCCTGTTCCACGACTGAACGAAAATGGAGAATAACTTCCAGTAGTATTCATATTTGTAGGAACAGGCGTAAAATGTTTTTTCCAGCTCATACCCTTGCTCCTCTATAAAAATCTGTAGTCATACCCCTCAATCCTTTTGCAGTTTTTTCGCTTATTTGATTACCAGCAGCTAAAAGTTTTACCACTTGCATCATAGTAGTATTTAACTGATCTATCTTGATTGATACTTGATCTTGACTGCCACTATAATAAGATTCTAACATTTGACCAGCAGGACTGTTTTTAGGTACAATGGCTTCTTCATTGTGAACCATTACAGGTGTACCGGCACCAAAGTTTTGAAAACCATTTGTACCTATATTATAAGCAGGTAGTTCATTTATAAATCCTGCTAATGGACCTTCTAAATATTCTAGCATCATTGCTCTTGCTGTATCGTTATAGTTATCTGTTATAAATTTTCTTAATGAGTCACGTATTTGTTGCTTTGCATCGTCTGATGTTAAACCTTGTCCTTGTAGTTCTCCGTAAACAGTGTTTAGATACCCTCTGGTTTGGTACCTGTCATCCAGTTCCGAAAGTCCAACAATACCGCCTGCTCGTTGCATTTGTCCGTAAAACGCTAAAGGATCAATCCTAGCCGAAAATGCATCAGATCCTAATGACTGAGCAATTGCGGCTGTAAGATTACCTGCAATAGGGGCACCAGTTTCTATACTGCTTACAGTTGCATTTCCACCACCTAATATACTTTTCGCACTGTTTATAATAGTAGCCATAAGTTCTGGTATTCTTTCATTAAACACTGTGAGTATAGTGTTACTGATAGTATCTGCCAATGAAACTAATGTTTCTCTACTATCTTCTAGAAGTCGGTTAGTTGCATCAGATATACCAGACAATATACCTCCAGTCATACGACCCGTACCGTCTGGCCTACTGTTGGTTCCGTATATAAACTTGTTTAGGTATTCAACAACATTATCTACAAAACTTTTAGTTGATAGAGCATTAGGAAATAAAAGTTCGTTTAGTTTTGTTTCTACTTTTTGAAAAAAGGTAGGTCCTTGTGTCTGTGTTTGTGGAAAGAAAAAATCCCATACAGAATCATATGCAGTGCTTAAAAATGATTCCATTTTTGTTTTACCGCTGGCGTCTTCTTCAAACAAGAATCCGTAGATATTGTTATATACAGTGCTTAAAAAAGTTTGCATTTTTGTTTTACCGTTAGAATCTTGATTAAATAAGAATTCGTAAATAGTATCATAGACACGTTGCATAAAGTCAGATACACCAGTTCCGTCCATAAAAGAAATTATACTATCGTACATTCCTGCAAACAAACCACCTACTCTTTTATATTCAGCATCAGGACCAACGCCACCTACATTTTGCATTTTTCCAAGGAAAAAGTCGAGTAGAGTATTAACTATATCAGTGCCTGCTTGTTCTAATGCTGCACCAAAGCCTTCAGCCTTATAAACTTGTAATAGTCCATCAAGCCAGCCTGTAAACTCATTAAACTTAGTTTCTATATACAAAAATGTTGCATCCCAATCTATTCCAGCAAGCGTAGTATTGATTGTGCTAACAAGTTTTGTTACATAACCTTCTTCGCCAAATGCACCTGTCATAAAGTTTTTCAAACTAGTTTGAAAACTAGGAATACTTCCATCAACTCCTTCTGGCGCAATAATATTTCCAATCGTGGTCATAAGTTCGCCAAAACTATCAAACAATCCGTCAGCTGCTGTAGATGCATCAAGGAATGCATCTACTACTGTTTTTCTAACATCAGTAATTGCTTGTTCAAAGCCGCCTAAAGTAGATGTTACTTTATCTCTTTTTGCTTGTTCTTCTGCAGATAATCCAGCATTTCTATCTTGTAGTTGATTAATTCTAAACAGTTGATCTGCAAGTGATACCATTCCGCCAACAACACCACCACTGCCTCTAAGTTGATCTAATGTTGCTTTTCCTGTAGTTGTTGAAAAGTTTTCAAGTGCAGGTTGTACTTGATCTAACAATACACTAGTCATTTCGTCAAGTCCTACTTGACCATTGAACATTCTTCTAGCAAACTCTGTTATACCAGGCACTTGGTTTGCTAATGCTTTACCAACGTCAGTTTGAGCAACTCCATCTGTTAAATCCATAAGTGCATCAGCTAATGGTCCTGAAAGTTGACTGTCAAGGAATGCAATGTTAGATTGAAGATTAGCTCTTGCTTGACCTTCTAGTCTATTGACTTGAGCTCTAACACCAGCATCTTGTACTTGCATTGCAAGTCTTTCGGCAACCTGTTCACGTTCTTCGCCTGTAAGTTTTGTCAACTTATCAAGTTCTAAAACGTATGCCATTGCAGCTTCTTGAGATAATCTGTCAGTTCTTAAAGAAGCGTTAGATCTTCTACGCTCAAGATCTAAAAATCCTATTAAGCCTTCATTGACATCTGCAATAGTAAATCCCATTGAAAACAAATCATTACCAACACCTCGTCTAAAGTCTTTGCTAAACTGTCCTAATAATCGTGTTCCACTGGTTACATTAGCACCAAATGTTGCTAAAGTTGTTGCGTTGTTTTGAACTAAAGAAGCAAAATCTTCCATGTTCATTGCACTATTAGCACTAGCAGCTATCATATCAAACATGCTGTTGTTGAAACTTGCACCTACACTGGTTAATCCTCTTAGTGTATCAATAGTGTCATCACCGTATCTAACTATACTTGTAAGTATACTTGATGCACCAAATGCTGCTTCAGCAAAGTCTCCTAACCTGTCACCAGCATATATTGCTTGTTTTCCTACACGACCTATAAAACTTTTAGAAAGATCGTCAGTTGCATCTTTAAGTTTTCCAAACGCAGTTGTACTGTCCTTTACTGCTTTATTATGCAGAGCTTGAAGTCTTGCAGCATCTCTTGCTGCTTGGCTATTATTACTGGATTTTTTTTGGAACTCTCGTAGTAGTAAGTCTAGTGTTGCTTCACTTGCAACACCATTACGTCCGCCTACATTAATAATTTCAACTTCGTCTGCCATTCAATCTCAAATCGTTAAATACGTAGTTAACTATAAGGATATATAGTTATATAATGTATTTATCCGGAGAAAACCAATGCAAAATGCAAATCCACTAAGTAAACATTTTAGACAAGCAAAAATATATATTAACTTGCCTAGTCAAGGAATGTTTTATGCTCCAGGATCTCTAGAAAAGATAGAGACTGGAGAATATCCAGTTTTGCCAATGACTGCTAAAGATGAAATTATGATCAAGACTCCTGATGCTTTGCTTAATGGCGAAAGCACAGTGCAGACTATACAAAGTTGTCTTCCAAATATAAAAAATGCATGGAATATTCCGAGTATCGACATTGATGCTATTTTACTTGCTATGCGTATAGCGACATATGGCGAAATGATGGAAGTAACTACTCATGTGCCTGAGTTGAATGACGAACGCACATTTGAAATTAATCTACGTCCTATTTTAGATGGATTGCTTTCACAGCAATACAATCCTATTGTACACCACAATGAGTTTACATTTGAGTTGCATCCATTGACCTATAAAAAGTTTACAGAAACTGCTTTAAAAACATTTGAAGAACAAAGATTGTTTAGAGTAGTTAATGATGACAACATGAGCGAAACAGAAAAACTTGCAAAGTTTGCAGAAAGTTTTTCCAAGTTAACTGATATTAATGTAACACAAATCTTTAACACAGTTGCCGCAATTCAAGTTGGTGATGATGACCCAGTTACAAACAAAGAACATATAAATGAGTTTTTAGAAAATGCAGATGCAGGTGTGTACAAAGCAATAATATCTCATGTTGATACTGAAAGAAAAAAGTTTTCTGTACAACCATTTAAAGCTACTTTCTCAGAAGAAGATCAAAAAGCAGGTGCGCCTAAAGACTTTACAATACCTATTACGTTTGACCAATCAAGTTTTTTCGCATAAGGATCTTATCGTGGCCTCTTGACAAGATCCTTAGAGAAGTAGACAAACTCGGTAATGAGGTTAAGCAAATCAAGCATAGTTTGTTTAAAATGTGTTGGTACATGCGAGGCAGCATTTCGATGAGTGAAATATTTGAATCATCTCCCGAAGACAGAGAAGTCATTGGAAAAGTTATCAATGAGAATCTAGAGACTGCAAAGAAAACAAATCAACCGTTTTGGTAATTATTTTGTAATTTTATATCCAGCTGCTTTAAGTTTATCAATAGCTGCTTGTGTTTCAGGATCTACTTGACTAGACTTAAATGTTGCCTTTGGTTCATCTTGAGCAAACTTACTTTTGTCAAATCCAGCAGCACCACCGTAACCTTTAGCAACTACTTGATTAATAATATTACGTACTTCGCCTTTAGTTAGTACATCTTGACCTTCAGCTTCATACATACTTGAGTTTGCTCGTACACTTTTAAACATCGGTGCTGGACCACCGATTTGACTTTTAGGAACTACACCGCTCATGTTTTTAGCTGCTGTTGCTGCTTTGCCAATAGCTGATCCTGCTGCTGATGCACCTTGTTTTGCTAGTCCGCCTAGTTTTGCTGCTGCTTGACCAGCTGCTCTTGCTTTGTCTTGACGTGCTTGGCTACTTGCTGCTTTTTTCATTGTTTTAGTTTGGAAATTTTTCATAATCGGTGCAGCAATATTACCTAAACCTTTTTGATCAAAATATTTTTGTACAGCATCTACAGTTGGATTTTGTCGTGATGTTTTTAAATAAGTTAGTAATTCAACTTCCATTTGACGTGCTTCATCTTTGGTAGCACCTTTAGCAGCTTTTTTAGCTTGCTTCATCATTTTTGCTTTTTGAGTAAATGGAAGTGCTTCATTTACATCTTCAGTTACTATTGCATAGACTTTCATTGTGAGATATCCTTAAAACTAACACTATTATTTATGCATTTAAGATGAACTTTCGTTCATCTGTGTTTTCGTTATCACTCAACACATATTATGTATTTGTGATTAGTAAGAAACAAGGCATGTGCGTAAGCATATGCTTTTAGTATCATTCAGATTGTGAAGTCATAATTCGCCCGTTGCCGGGCGAATATGGTTTAAGCATCATTCGAGTCGCTTCTGCCATCTTGTTAAAAGAGATTCAACTTTCGTTGTCGGAGGCGGTTGACCTGTATCCCCCTACTCTAGCTTCGTCATATCAACGGAAGGCAGTTATTCCCTAACAAGCGAAAACACTTACCCTTGGGTTGCTTTTTCTCAGAGCCCATTCCTTTAAAGCCTATCGTATACTTCTTCACGTGAGCATTCCACACCACCGGCTACGAGCATTACCTCGGCTGGATCTTGGATTTAATCAAAGCTCAATATATAGCCTATTTGTGTTCTAGTAGTGCCTGGCGTAGTTTTTGTGAACCACCAACTCTTACATTGATGATACCGTTGTAGTATTCGTCTGTTTCTAATACTCGCCTATCAAACTGTTCTCGTGCTTCAATGTAACTCATCTCTGCTCTGCTTTTGCAGTAGTAAAGTATTTCACGAGTAAAGTTTTTTTCGCCTAAAGTTTTTACATCTTCGTTCAGTCTATCTGAACTTCCCCAGTATTCACGCCAATCGCTTTCTTTGTAGCCTCGACGTTTGTTCTTTTTGCCTTTTAGTGGTGGCTTTGTAGTTTTAAACCTTGCTAGTTTTTTGCCTACATACTTTTGTTTTGTCTTTTTGTTTGTAATCAGATATACAAAGCCTTCGTATTCGTCAGGTATTGATTCAACCTTCTTGCCTTTGTATGTCCAACTCATACATTAGTTATTTTTTGGATTTGCTTCACGTGCCTTTTTTGGATTATTCTTTGCTCTGCCGTCTTTTACATGCCTAATATGTTCTTGTAGTATTTCTTCTCGCCTAATTCTGCACAACTTTGTTATTTCAATAAGTTTTTTCCTAACTTTTCTACGTTTTAACTCAGCAGGACGTTGTTGAAACTCTTCATTCAAGGCAAAATAATCAAGATATGCCTTTACAAGTTTATCATGTGTGTCATCTTCAATCATTCTATAATATCAATGTCGTTTGCATAGCTGGTAAAGCCGTTTTCCTTAACAACTTTTAACACATTGTTAACTCTACCGACTAATTCGTCCTTATGACTAATCAAGAAAACGTTTTTGTTACGCTCTCTAGTCATTTTCTTGAGTATGCCTATACTATTTTCCACACCAGCAGTGTCCATGCCGCTATCGATTAACTCATCTATAAACAACAAGTTGATATTTTGGTACAATGACTCCCAAACGTCACGGAATGCAAACGAAAGTCCAAGTATTAGTCTGTTACGTTCGCCTCTTGACAAGTTATCAAAGTCTAAGTCCTGACCAAGTTGTGTAATCTCAACATTTAAGTCGTTTTGGAACACCACTTGATGCGGTAAGCCTATTTTATCTAGGTAATATGTGAGCCTTGCGTTTAAATATGCCAAGTTTTGGTCAATAATCTTCTTTCTAATGAAAGAATCTTTGTTAGTCAGGAGTTTTAGGAGAAACTCTTGGTGTTCTTTTAAGTTATTAAGTTCGTTTACTGTAGACCAATCAACTTCTTGTAACGCTGTATTGGTTAAATCATCAACTTGTGCCTGATATGGATCTTCTTCTTGCTGTTTACTTATCTTAGCTTGCTTTAAGTTATCTACGTTGTTTCTGTGTTCGTATGCTTCTTTAGCAGTTTCGTAGAAAGTATTAGGTTTTCCGTTAATATTACCAATATCGTTGAGATTTTTAACTACATCTTCGAGTTTATCAGCAACTTCTGTTTGATATGCCATAGAATCTTGGTAATCTTTGGTTTTAGTTGCAAGAATCTCCGCCTTTTTGTCTTCATGCAGTGCTTGACCGCATGTATAACAAGTAGCATCATCTAAATCTGCAATATCTTTGCTTGCTTTGTCAACACTTTTAGTTGCTCGCATCAAAGCACTCTCTAAAGTAGATTTTTCTTTGTTAAAACTTGTTATTTTGTTATTAAGTTCAGTCCAATCCACCAACTTTTGGTGATTTTCTAACTCTTTATCGATATCTAGTTGTTCTAATTCTGAAATAGCTTGATCTAATCGTTCAATGTCGCTTTTTTGTTTGCTTTTCCATGCTTTTTGTCTGTTGATTAACGAATTAATGCTGTTTTGTATTTTTTCGTTGCTAGAATTGATAGCATCGATGCGTAATGTTTCTTCTGTAATGCGATCTTTCGTTTCTTTTACAATATCTTTTAAAGATGTTGCTTTATCACTTAAAATTGTTATGCCTAATAGCTGCTCGATAATAGCTCTTTGGTCATTTGTACGCATACTCAAGAAAGGCTCAGTATAGGTATTAAGTGCAACAATATGTTTGAACATATCATGACTCATATTCAATAAATCGCCAATAGTTTCTTGTGTTTTACGACTATCACCTTGACTGTTATCGTCGAGTTCGTCAGTTTGTTCTTGATTGTTTACAAAAAACTTGAGTATATTAGGTGATCTACCACGTTCGATACGGTACTGAGTGTTATTTTTCTCAAAGTTTAGTGTAACTAACATACCTTTGCTATTAGTTTTGTTGATTAAGTTATTACGTTTAATGTTTGTTAGTGCTTGACCGTACAATGCATAGGATAGTGCATTAATAATAGTTGTTTTACCTGTACCATTGCGTGATCCGGTGTCGTCACCGCCTTGATCTAGGTTCTCACCAAGTACAAGTGTCAACTGTTCTTCGTTAAAGTCAACTGCTTGAGTAATATTACCCACGCTCATAAAGTTTTTTACTGTAAGATCTTTAAGTTTTATCATTCTAACTCATTGTATATTTTTAAAAGTAATGATTTATCAAAGTTATCGCTATCTATTGCTAAAATTTCATTACTTACTATTTGATCAACGCTTTCGAAGTGTTCAATATCTAATTCAGAACTCATTTCTTCTAAGTTTTTTTGTGGAATAAGCGTAATTTCTCTGCATTTATAATCTTTTATAAATGTTTCTTTAATAAAGTTAGCTTCTTCAAAACTAATAGGTAAATCAAGAGTTACTCTCAAGTACATATTTGGTTTGATCAAACTATCTTTCTCGTCAATCAACTGTGATAGTTTAACTGTACGGTACTTTGGACAGTTTGGCCAGTTGATATATTCTGGTTCTTCTGCATTTTCACGGTCCAATATCATCATACCACGGTCATCATCCCAAGCATCTGCATAGTTGTGCGGAAAAGCATTACCAATGTAATGTACATTCTTTTGATTTTGGCGTTTATGGAAGTGTCCACTGAATACATACTCAGGTTTACTCAAGTTTTCTGCTTTGAGTTCACCATGATCAGGCATTCTAACCATTGCATTCATTAAAAAGTTTGGCAACTCAAAATGTCCAAACATGTATTTGCAATCAATGGCAGCAACTTGTTTCCATTCATCATTTACCATCCATGGAACTAATGCAACATCGTCTATTTGCAACATATTGTCAACAACTGTAATACCGGGTATGTGTTTTGCCCATTCTGTACTTTTAATATCTCGTTTGTCTTTGTAATATAAGTCATGATTGCCAGAAAACATATAAAACTTATCAAATGCAGCACCTAACTTTTCTAAACTGCGGATACCTGCATCCATAGTGGTTAAGTTAAGACTGTTCCTGTTGTGATTCCAATCTCCACAAAAAATACCAGTTTCGCAACCGTTTTGTTTTGCTGTTTCAATGTACCAATCTACAAAATCTTCGCAATCTTGGTTATGGACACGACTATTGCCCTTCATACCAAAATGAATGTCAGTAAATACTGCTGCTTTTTTAAACAAACTTATACTCCGTGTTTAGTTATATTGTAAAACACTGATAAAACAAAGTCAACTGATTATTTTCCTTCGTTTTCTCTTCGTTGAGCGGCTTCCCACTCGCCTGAATGTAATCTAGTATGACTTGGGTTAAGATTGTTCATTTCTAAAATGTCATCTCTTATGTTTTGATTGCGTTTTTCTAAGTTAATAACACGCACAAAACTGTTTGTTACTGCTGCTGTGTAATATGCAAATGGATTTTGTGACTTAGCTTCATCAAACTGCAATCCAATCTGTGAAAGTTGTAAGATTGCCTGACCTTTCATTTCGTCATTGTATGTGTAACCACGTACATTTCCTCTTGTTGCATAACGATCTACAAGTTTTAACCACATCATTGCTAACTTATTAGTTGCTCGGCCTGAGTTTTTCTCAAAATGTCCATTTTCCATACCGCCTGTCCAATGACTTTTACCTACACAAACAAGTTCGTCGTTTTCATCAAACTTGTAGTGTTGGAACGGAGGAAAATTAAGTTTTGTTTTATGATCTGCAACGGTTTTAGGGTTTTTCTTGCGTCCTGGTTCTTCTGGAACATGGTCAAACGTCATAACACGAAAAATTAAATCGGTTTTTTGTACTTTTTTATAATCATATTCGCAATCTGCTAACTTTATTTTATTACCAAGTGATTTTTCGTATTCGTATTTTTTATTGGTTAACTGTTTTGCACGATTTTTCTTA